TGGATTTGCCGCAGCTCTGATGGGCAACACGGATGCTAATTTTCAACCATGGTACGCTCCAGCAGGTTTCACTCGCGGAGTGTTGGCCGGCGTGAGTGATCTAGCGATTTATCCAAAACTCAAAGAACGTGATCAATTGTACAAGATCAATCAGAACCCAATCGCCAATTTCCCCAATGATGGATTTGTAGTTTTTGGTCAGAAAACATTGCAAAAGAAACCAAGCGCGTTCGACAGAATCAATGTTCGTCGATTGTTCTTGTATCTTGAGAAAGCTGTACGAGCCACGGTCAAATATTTCGTGTTTGAGCCAAACACATTGTTCACCAGAACACAAGTGGTGAACGTACTCACACCTATTTTTGAGAACGCTAAAAACACAGATGGAATGTACGATTACTTGATCGTGTGTGACGAGCGTAACAACACACCTGACGTGATCGATCAAAACGAGATGGTGATTGACATTTATATCAAACCTGTACGTGCTGCAGAGTTCATCTTGGTCAACTTCTACGCCACCAGAACTGGTCAAGACTTCAACGAATTGGTAGGCTAACCTTAAATATTATCATGCCCGACGTAAAACAATCAATATCAGACTTCTACAGAGTAGCTCAGAGCAGAGACTTCTCTAGAGATTTTCAATTCCGTGTGTTAAACATTCAACCAGGTGACGGAAGTGACATTCTGGTCACAGAAGATGATCTGGTTTATGCACGAGGCGGTAGTATTCCTGGTCGTACCATCACCAATCAGACTGTTCCATACATGGGTCTCAACTTCAATGTACCTGGCGCAGCAACATACAGTGGTAGTTACAGCTTGACTTTCATGTGTGATCAGCAATCAGCCATTCGTCGATTGTTTGAAAAATGGAGTCATGACACATTTGATGATGAAGACAGCACCGGTAATTACTTTGTACCACGTGCCACAAGCACTGTTGATCTTGTTCAGTTGAACCCTCAACTTGATCGTGTAGCACAGTATCAACTAGTTGGATGTTATCCTACAGAGGTTGGAGAGATTGCTTACAGCATTGAAGGTAGTGGAGCACCTGTAACAATGGGTGTGACCATGTCTTATCATTACTGGAGAAGAATACGTCCTGAGAAAGACTAAGTTCGGCATAAGTAATTATGCATGAACTTTGTAGGTGATCTGTTAAGAAGCGCCGGGAACATAATAAAGAACCCGGGCTCCGCTAGTGTAGATTTGTTTGGTACAAATGTACCGATGGTGCCATTGATCAGCCATCGTAATCATTTTCTCCGCATGCTCTCCACCTGGTCCGGAAGCATACCAAATCAGTTCATGTGGATGGTGTTGATTGATCGTTTCCCACCTGCCGTGAGCACACAGATGTTACAAAAATTTGAACCACGTGGAGACGGTGGAAACATTGGTAACAATATCGATAAGAATTTGAGAACCACCGCTGGATACTTGTATCAACGAGTGGCTGGTTGCTATTTCGCACAAGGTGCCAACATTCCAGGTGAGCAAGTTACATACAACTATTCAAATGTGAACAAACCACGTGGTTTCATTGGTGGTATGTATGCTGATCCACGAGCCACACTGCAACCATTGACACTTGAGTTCATGGAAACTAACACATCATTTGTTGATTTTACCATTCGTCCATGGACCATATTATCATCACACTTGGGATTGGTCGCTAGACCAGGTGATGATCCAGCCTCTGGTAATGTTGATGATAAAAACATCAAAACAAACATCACCATCATACAATTGGCCAAGACATATCAAGGTCGTTCATCAGTACAACGTAAAGTGTGGAGGTTTTACAATTGTGTACCATTTTCTGTTGCTGCTCAAAATTTACAAACTGGAGCAACAGACGTCGAGAGAATAAGCACACAGTGGGCTTATACCAATTACACTGTTGGAGGATTACCATTCGTACCTGTTGAAGAAATTGTCGAGAGTTTCTCCAGTGGTAAATTACCAAACATAATAAATGGTATCACGCAAGTCACGGGTATTGATCCTATCAACAAGGGTATAAACATGGCAAAAAAGATTCTCGGTGGATAATTAATATGTGAGCTTTACATATCCTGTCTATGTACCAAGCATAGAAAAATCCATTCGTTTTCGAGAGATACTCAACAAACATTATGTTGTTATCCTCAAATTTCTAGCTAATAATGACGCTCATAGTATAGAGACATACTTGAACAGTTTGATCAATCAATTGAACGATCAAGTCACTCATGATCAACTGAACAAAGTTGATAAATTGTGTGTGTTGTTGACAGCTCGTATCATGTGTGTGGGTCCTGACCTGGATTTGACGATGACATGTGATAAAACACAACAACAATACACAGGTAAGATCGAGCTGATCAATGTGTTGCAGATGGTGAGTGATTTACAATTGATAGAGTCACGTACATTTGATTTGAAGAACAACATCAAAATACACGCTGGTGTACCGAACAATTTATGCTATGGTGAGGATGTAGATGTGTTGGATATATTGACAGACATGATCAACGGTATAACGGTGAGTGACACATATTACAACATGAATAACATGTCTGTACATGAAAAAAATGATGTTATTGATCATATACCTGGGTTGAATTTCGCGCAGATCATACAATTAGCTAATGAATCACAGCAGTCGTTCAATGATTTGATCGTGTTTCAGGACAAAAACCCTCATGATGAACAAGCACAAGTGAACGAATACAAGTTAGGGTTGTACGACAACACCATGTTTGATCTGATCAAGATGTGTTACAGTTCGAATCTGAACAATTATTACATGTCAATGTACACATTGTGTAACACCATGGGTTTCACTGCGGATTATATACAAAACATAACACCAGTTGAATCAAACATTTATATAAATCAAAAGAAACAAGAGATTGAACAACAGAAACAACAGCAAAAGCAGTCAAATCCAACAGTAGGAGGTGGCATGCCAACTGGCTTTTAATCAATCTCACGTATAAATATACAACGATATGTCAAACAGCAGCAATTACGATCAGATAATACAAGCGATCAACGACACGAACAACAATCATGATGTGGATGTGTATGTACCTAGTGCAGCTAGATATGTTAAGTTCAAACCCATGACCATCAGTCATCAAAAGAAGATCATATCAACAGCTCTGGACAACACATTGTTAAGTAACGCGAATCATTCAATTCTAGCATCAAATATAATCAATGAATGTTGTAGAGAGTCTGACATTGTGTTGTATGCATTGGATAAAAACCCGATTCTTGTGGGTTTACGTTGCGAAACACTAGGTTATGATATAAATGCACAAAATGATGATGGTGAGAGCGTCAAAACAAACATTGAAACACA